CTCTCCAAAGACGAATTTGATTATGATACAATCAAATAGACTTGCATTATGTTTAAAAAACCTTTACTAACTGAAAGACATCCTATTTGTAAGGAGTGTGCTGGAAACGGATACATCAGAGGCAGTTCCGGGAACACAGGCACTTGCATACATTGTAACGGAGATGGCCACTCGAACCACGGCTCACGGTTTTCAACCGACGTATTTACAACAGTAGTAAAATGGTGTGAGGATTATATCGATGGCAAAAAAGAAGGATGGTATCACTGACTTTACAAAGTCTCTTGTTCTTCTTGCGCGCCTACTCAATAAAAAAGATTACGATTTAGTATGTAATACCATGTTTGCACTGCACAATGGTGTAACCTTTGGTTATAATACAACATTTGATCCCAGCATGATAAAAGATGCTCAGGATATCTACAAAGTTCATCACCATAAAATAAAAGAAAAAGCTAAAGTAATAAAATTTAAATTAATCAGGGGTAGTAAGGATGAGACTGTCAAAGTATAATGAAGGGATGAGTTTTAATGATCCTATGACTGATATTCTGTCAGCCCCTAAAATACACAACTGGACTGGCGCAGAAATCACGAGCTTTATCTCGGATATCCAACGACAATACGAGGTCGCTTCTCGTTTAAACATTACACCGGAGGCGCAGCAGCATTATCGTGACTTACTCAGTCAACTTATTAAAACTTATGGGCATTGAAATTTCTCAGGATTTAATTCAAGAAAATCATGTCTGTTCAGAACAACGCCTATGGCGTCATGTTCTTATTCAAGCTTTTGAAGAAGCTAAATTTCCTCAATCCGATCGTAAATCTTCTATTTATAAAATGGAAGCGCATGAATGGATTATTCAAGATAATTCAGATTTTGAAACGATTTGTTGGTGGTCAGGTTGGGATCCTGAACATGTGCGCGAACAATACTTTAAAGCGATTAAGAGAGGCGATATTACGTTTAATAAACGCCAAGTTAAATGGATTGAATACTATAAAAAATATCTCCAACTTAAACAAACCCGCGAATATGAAAAACGTCAAGGTTTGAGAGAGCAGCTGGAGCAGGCAAGAGCTGCTGTCTTTATTGCGACCACTGCTTTGGTTAGCAACTTTATTGTTTCACAACGAGTATAAGATATGCTAAGAATACTGATCTATATCAATTAAGAAGGTAAAGGATCGTGTTGTTGTTATAGATAATGTACAAAGGAAGGAGGAAATGATGGCTAAAAAAAAGAAAAAAGCTAAAAAGAAAAAGAAAAAAGCTAAAGCTAAAAAAAAGAAAAAGAGATAAACTATGAAAATGGTAGGAGTCAGCGACAGCCCCCCACAATTTAAAGTCGTGGATAATTTTTTACGCCCTGATTATTTTGATAAAATTCAAAAAACAGTGATGGGAAATAATTTCGCTTGGTATTTCGTCCCTATTATTGCTGACAAAGAATTAGATAGTGATGGATATTTTGTTCATAATTTTTTTATGAATACCATACGGAGTCAACGCTATGACCTGATTCTACCTCTCTTAGACGCTTTGCCTAAATGGCAAACACTGATTCGCTGTAAGGCCAATCTTTATACGCGCCAAGCGAAGGTAACACATCATGATTATCATAAAGATCTTACCTACCAGCATAATGTCTTTTTATTATCATTGAATAATAATGATGGTCCTTTTACAATAGGAAAGGAAGAAATTCCGATGAAGGAGAACAGGGCTGTTTTTTTTAAATCTCAAACTCCTCATCGGAGCAGTGCGTGCAGTGATGTGCAAGTCAGAGTAACTCTAACCGTCAATTATATTACCTAATGGATACCCCTAATATTGGAACTAAGCGACGTATTGAGGCCTTCTTTCCTACCTTAGTAGGTTATTCCTATAATGCTCAACACAATCCGAATGAAAAAAAATGGAGCGATCACTGTCTAAAACTTTCTGAAACCACTAAACCTGGTGGCACTAATTGGATTGCAAATAAAACTTATAATACGGAAGGCACTTTAAATCTATTTGAAGATGCGGTCTTTGATGATTTGAATCAATGGGTAGTCCAGGAAGCGGTATGGTTTTGTAAAGATTATGGAATCAATTGGAAAACCATTGATTTTAAAAAAACCATTTGTTGGTTTAATATTTATAAAAAATATGATTATCAAGATGTCCATATTCATCAGGGCTCAGCCTTAAGTGCGATTTATTTTCTCAAGGGAAGTCCTACGTGTGCTAAAACTTATGTGTTAACTCCTCATGATACCGTTCCTCCTATTCCAATGGACACTTGGGGTCCCCATAGTCAGGAAACCATTTGGCAGTATCCTGATCCAGGGCAGCTGATGATTTTTCGTAGTCATGTTCGTCATGCGGTCGGTCGACAAGAAACCGATGACCCGCGTATCTCTTTATCTTATAATTTTTACTTACGATGATTCCTTCTTCCGGTCGTTATAGTTATTATTGGACCAACGCTTATTCTCCTCAGGAAATTAAAGCCTTAAAAGACAATCTTGTTCCCCATTTCTTTACGCGAGATACAGAGAGTGGCGCAGCTCATATTAAAAAGACTTCCGAAGTTTACTTAATGAAGTGGCATACGGTTAAAAATTTTTTAGAACATTTTTATGATCGGTGTTTGTTTTGTAATAGCGAGAACTTTGGTTTTGATGTTTATCCGGTTTTAAATTATCATAATGTTTTCTATAATATTTATAAACCTGGAACGGAGTATGAGTGGCATACCGATGGAATTCAATCCAAGAATCCAGTGAGTGATGTCAAGCTGACGTGTATTTTAAATATGTCTCAAGGTCCTTACGAAGGAGGAGCTCTTGAAGTGGCGATTAGTGCCCCGACAGAAGTTCCTGAATTTAATCGGATTGGATCCCTGGTGGTCTTTCCATCCTTTACTCCCCACCGCGTTAAACCCGTTTTGAAAGGGGTTCGAGAGAGCTTAGTCTTATGGCTCGTTGGACCTAAATTTGTATGAGATTAAAAGATAACATTGCGAAGCAAGCGGAGATTTATAATAACCCCACCTCTACCCCCCAAGAAAAGAAAAAAGCAGAAAAAAAATGGTATTTTTTAGTAGAAACCTTTCGGGATATTGTTGGGAAAGAATACGAGTTTACTTTAAAATCACCGGATGATCCTGAGATTAAACGCTAAACTGATTCGGTCAGTTTGATTCTCATTCGGTTCGACTCGATGTTCGAGGTGAGCCGGAAAGAGCACTAAGCGTGTTGGCTCCGGGGTAATCTTAAAAATGGTACTGTTAAAAGAATTAAACTTCGTAAAGTGAGCTCCTTGAATAAGATCCGAGTAGTTCATTCCACTATCGGGATTAATTAAAATCATCTCTCATGAGTCCGGCAGCGCTTGAATATAATACGAGCCGGAAAAATCAATACCGGCTGCTCCGTGAGAATGCTGCACATTATAACTTCCAGTTCGATTAAAATTAAACCATAAATCCGTGATCGCGTAGTGATAAGGCTGCACCGGTTGATAATGATTAATATATTCAAAGATAGACGAAGAAGTCTCGTGAATAAAATTTTTAATGATGGGGTGATTTAATTTAACATTGATGGTTTGAATGCCTCCGCGATTCGATACTTTTCGAGTTCCTTGCGTTAACGTCTCTAAGGCTAATGTTTTTAAATCGGTATTGAGTTTCGGCTGCTTTAAGTTTTTTATATAAATACCAGTGGAAAAAGGAGTAATTAAAGTCATGGTAAACACCGGGCTAAAGACTGATCCGAATAACTCCGTCGCTCTAACCCGGTAGAAAGGGAGACACATTATGTAACAATGAAATGCATAAAAATGTCTAGGTAGACTCTATCATTTGCGACGTCTTTTGCAAGGTCTTTGTCTCTTGTGGAAATTTCTTTTTTTCAGGTACCAACGGTACTTTGTCTTTAACCCCGAGGTCGTAGCCCCCTGAGTTCCCCCAATCTTGGTCATCATCATTTATTACACAATTTGATTTATTCATGTCTTTACTATAGTTACAACGAAGTGGTGGGAGCAAGATCCGTGAGTGTTTATGCGGTAAATCTAGTAAAGGGCTGCATTGACCAAATGTAAAGGTTGTAAATTAAAGGACCACGGATCACGGGCCTGATAGGGTGTGTGGAGAAACGTAGTCTCCCAGCGGTTTCTCCACTTTGGGTTTTATCCTATTTTAGATTATAGTAAAACACCCAGCTCTTCAAGACTTTTTCTTTTCTAAAAAGTCCGAGTCGTTCTAGCTTGCCTAAATCTCGCCTTACTTGTGCATAAGAGACTTCATATCCTAAAAGACTTTGAAGCTGCGCGTGCGCACAACGTGTTGAAATTCCTACGTTTAATGCGTCTTCCGGCGGAATTAGGTAAGAAGCTATGACCATAATTGCCAAATGTCCAGCATGTAAGCCATTTTTCTTAGCACTAATAGATTTAGCTACCATATTGTAAAACATAAAATGTTTTATGATAGGATTCATATTTACCTCCTTAATGTTTGGTTAGTACATAAGTGGCACTTAATTGATGTTGCCACATTTTGGACATATTCTTCCCAGTTTCCTAGATACCTACTGCTTAGAAACACTTTTTTAAAAAAAAGTTTGTAAGGAAAAAACTAGGAAACTAGGAAATATCTATATATATCAATAGTTTAAGATCAAAAACTACTAGGAAAACACTAGGAAAAATTCCTGAAAATCAGGAAAATCTTGATCCAACTCCTGCAAAAAGTTTTTAAAAATATGTTTGTAAGGAAGGGGTATAGTAGGAAACCAGGAAAAGTTGTATATTGACCTGTATGCCCGGTAAACGTAATGAACTAAAAACAACAATTGAATTAACCCCAAAGCAGAGGAGCTTCATTGATATCCTTGTAGCTAATTGGGGCAAGATGCCGAAAGTTGAGGCAGCAAGAAGAGCTGGATACAAATCGACTAAACCTGAAGGACCGGTAGAAGTTGCAAGTCGCTTAACTAACCCTGAATTAAATCCACATGTGTGTAGATACTTAGAAAAAAGATTATCTCAAGAATTACAAAAATATGAAAAAGATAAATTGGCAGCCTTTAAAAAATTTGAACAGCTGGGAGGAGATGCAGCTAACAAAGGACAATTTACTGCAGCTATAAACGCAGAATTTAGAAAAGGTCAAATGGCCGGATTTTTTGTTGATAAGAGTATAGTAAGACATGTAGGACTGGAGGGTATGTCGCGTGAAGCACTTGAGAAGAGGTTATCCGAACTGGAAAAGAAGATCGGGGAAGCCAAAAACATCATTGACGTTACGCCAAAAGAAGTTACTTAAGACTGATTTCTTTACAGTCTTTAATGAGGTACATAACTCTCATTTAATTAATACTTCGGTTGGAACTGTTAAAATTAAGACGGATCGTAATGACTAATTTGATGGTCTATGTGGCTTTAGGAATTTTAAGTGGATTGGTTTTAGCCTTTTGGGGGATGCTGTATATTCTAAATATAATAGTGGACTTTTATGAGAAGAAAATTTGTAAACAAAAGAGCAAAGAGAGAAATTGATCGGTATCCAATGGTAGAAGTTAAATGGGTAGATATAACTTCAGATGCAAGTTGGCAGTCGGTAGGTCAATTGGAAAAAGCTAAGCTGAGTCCGTGTGTAACTAAGGGACATTTACTCTCGCAAAGTAAAGGAGTCACAAGAATTTTTGGAGATTATTCTCTCAAAAATGAAGAAAGTGGGGAGATTGATGAAGTGGGTAATACTACTATTATTCCTAATTCTGTGGTACAAAGCATCAAAAAGATTTGACAATATTGACTGGCATTAAATGGCTAAATCACATGAATCTAAATTATGGGAATCTATAAAAAATCTTAATCTTCCTGGTCATATTTTCCGCATAGAATCTAATACAATTAATGGAATCCCCGATGTTGTTGGGCTGCTTGAAGGTAAATATTTTTGGCTAGAACTTAAAGCAAATGATAGCAAGGATTATGGTATTTCTAAGTGGCAAATGAACTGGCATTCAAAACATAATGACCTGGGTGGAAATGCTTTTATCTTACTTAAGGCCCTGAAGCATAAGGCCCTTAAACTTCTAAGAGTAGAAGGAAGATCCGTGGATCTTGTGGCAGAAGGGGAAGATACTTACTTAACGCTCCGCTTAATGCTTTCCCGATGCGTTTCCCGTTAGGTATTTCCCGTTTCCCGTTGGTGATGTATAATTAAGCTCGGAGCCGTGAGGCATTTTCTTTGAACTTTTTCCTTTCGGCCCACGGCTCCTGTAACATTTCGTAACATTTTGTGATTTGCTTTTTGAATTCTCTCCCATTAAGATGGGAGGCGAAGGAGGAAACATTATGCCGTTAGAAGTACACTACAAAAACCACAAGGCCTGGAACGGAAAATTCGAAGATCCGGAAATGAAGAAGGAAGCTGATCAAATTGGTCACTTACTCATGGCGATTGGGATCGAAGAACTTTCTACAAAAACAATTGACGAAGTTATTATTCGTAAAATGATTTTGGATCGATTGTATGGAGATGCAACTTATACTTTGGAGCATTACCGAAAAATTTTTGAAAAACATCTTGGGGTTTTTATCCAGGGCCGTTGGGCGAGTACCGAGACTCGTTGGAAATTTGTTTCTCGACATGCCAAAGGCATGATCCACGATATTGAGCACAAAGTTTTGGGAGATTTTCGCTAAAATTTCCCGTTCCCGTGGCGGATTTCCCATCCGCCGCGGGTCGCGCTCCATTTCCCGTTTTCCCATTAGAGTATCCGAAGGATTCTATATTCCCGTTATGACTATATTATTATCTATATTCCCGATAGGACTATATAATTATGTAGTTTAGAATAATTCTAAAGTAGCATATCCTACTAAATTAGTAGGGATTGTAATAACTTGTAATATTTTGTGATTTGTATTATCCCATTAAGATAAGATAAAAGAATTATGGAAGGAGACAATTATGTCTAAAATGTTAAGTAGAGAAGTCCGAACTTATTGGAAGGATAAAGTTTCTAGTAAGTTTAGTGATCGTGAAAGTGCCATAGAGACTGAAGACCATAATCGCATAAACGAAATGGCAACCGCTAAATATCCAGCGTTTGAAAAGTCTTTAGGCATCACACAGCTCGTCAAGGCCTTTAGAGACGCGGAAACTGATCTAGATAAGTTTCTAGAAAGTAAAGATCGCGTTGAGGCCGAGAAGCAAAATAAACTAGACGCTGTACGTGAAAAGTTTATTAAAGAGCTTGAGAAGTGGAAGTCTATGCGTGGCTGGGAAGATGATTTACCTAGACACGATAAAGATGACCGCGTTGGTTTGAAAAAATATATATCTTACTTGGAAGATGTATGTTTTGAAGAGGCCAAAAAGCATTTTTATAAATCTAAAGAAGGTCAAAAAATGCAAGCGGTTAAATTACAAAAAGAAAAAGCTATGGATATACTTCATACCGACGGTCATAAGGAAGAGCTTTTAATAGCATTAGCAAAAGTTTGTGAAGCTGTTAAAATTCCTATGAATATACCACACGAAGCGTTGAAGATAACAAGTAAATAAAGTAATGGTAGGGCGATGAAAATATTATTATTTCTCATCGCCCTAGTTCCCATTTCATTTTACGTTGCGCCATTTTACGCGTTTGTGTTTTGGGCTAGTTTATTAATACTAATTTTTTGGAGCTAAAAAATTCCCGCTTCCCGCTTCCCGTTTTTGACGCGGGAAACGGGTTTTTTCTTTTATAAGCTTCAAGCTGGCGGGGGCCGCCCTTGTAACATGTTGTAATATTTTGTTACTTGCTTGTTGGGATCCGATGGGATATCCAGGACCAGGATGAATCAGCGAACGGGATTTGACTTTGAACCTAAACAGTATCCCTGGGTTAATTAATGTTAACTAAGTCATAAAACTGGCTCATCCCTTAAACTGGAGGTAACACATGAAAAAAAATACAATAGTAACGTTTAAAAATAAAAAAATAAAAATACCTTTTGATATCCTGGTGGATCCTAAAACAGCTCATGAGCTGGAAACGATCAAGAATCCATTTTCAAAACAAAAAGCAGCCATTCCAAAATTTGCAGTTGCTGTTTACGATGTGATAAAAGGGGCGGAGGTTCTTTATAATCAGGGGGCGCTAAGCAATGCAGCTCTTATGAACAAAGGCCGGTATTGGTTCCAAAAATATTTCATCGATGCATATGGAGTGTTATTAGATTAACATGCTTTTAAATTATAATTCACAATATAAAATGCAGAAGGGGTTAGCCTATGGATGGAGGACAGCGATTCTCCACCTGGCGCCCTACAAGCTCAGCTCTAAGAATATCTGCCCATCAGCATCTAAAGAATGCGCCGCTGCCTGTTTAAATACGGCTGGACGTGGTCAACAAAATAACGTTCAAAAAGCCAGGCTGCGTAAAACTGAATTCTTTCATAAGAATCGATCGGGCTTTTTATGGCAGCTCAGCCGGGAAATTGAGCAGCTCAAACGAAGAGCCAAAAAAGCAGGCTATAAATTTGCGGTTAGACTCAATGGAACGAGTGACTTAAGCTTTGAACGATTCAAGCTACAGGATGGGCAATCCCTAATAGATCTCCATCCGGATGTGCAATTTTATGATTATACTAAGGTATACAATCGGTTAACAAAGGATATTAAAAATTATTATTTAGTATTTAGCTACAGCGGCAGCAATAGACTGGAATGCATGCAGGCCCTGAAACGTGGCTACAATGTCGCGGTTGTTTTTCAGGACGAGCTGCCAGCCAGGCACTGGAATCATCCGGTCGTCAATGGAGATATCCACGACCTAAGATTCAGGGACGAGCCATTCGCTCATGATTGGGGTGCATTGATCATTGGATTACATGCCAAAGGTGCAGCACGTAAGCAGCAGAATGAATTTATAGTATGAAATTACTATTATTGATTTTAGTAGTTCCCATTGTGGCCGGTTTTATTGTAGCTCCCGTTTATACGACTATTTTTGTTATAAGTTTTTATTTTCTCACGGTCTTCCCGTGAGTCCTTCCCGCGGGAGTTCCCATTGTGGAGCTCCCGCGTATTACGAGGGTTATAATGGTCACTGAGGGGATCGTGGGAAACCAACCGATCAGCGAACTATTGTAGCCCTTGTAATAATCTGTAATATTTTGTTACTATCTTATTTCAATGGGATATTATAATGTTCAGTTGAAAGGTGGTGATTAATATGGGATTTGATTTATATGGAATTAATCCAACGATCAAAGCTGGAAGTAAAAAACCTACAGAGGTAGACTTTCAAAAAGCTTCAGACGCTGAGTTGAAGAAGTATTTTAAACAACAAACAAAGTTTGAAGAGGCGAATGCAGGGCTTTACTTCAGGAATAATGTTTGGTGGTGGCGACCGTTAGCTGATCTTGTTGAGCATTTATGTTTTTTCTTAAATGAAAAACAAAGAGCACACTTGCACGACAATAGTGGTTATACATATAACAAAGCAACGGCTATCAAAATTGCGGAAGCCCTTAGCTTGTTTGTTAAGAGTGATGTAGCAAAAAAAACAGAGGACAAGCATAAACAGATGATGAAAAAAGCGGCAATCCATAATAAAAAGATTGATTTAAAAATGAAATCTTTAAAAATGGACGCTATAGCTAAAACAGGGAATAAAAATATAGCACCGCGTGACTATCCGAAAGACTTGAATGATAAATGGAATAAGATCTATCAAGAGTATGATAGTTCAGCACATTATCCGTTTTCACTTGAAAATATCAAAAAGTTTATAAAGTTTTTACGTGAATGCGGTGGCTTTAAAGTTTGCTAACTTGCCGTTGCAAGAAGCCCAAGCGTGATGAAGTTACACTGGATTCCCGCTTGGGTTGCAAAAAATTATGAGTAGTATGTTTATATTTACTATACCACTATGGGTAGTGTTATTATTGTGGCTTGTGGGTATTGTGGAAATTAATTTATTTTAACCTTGCTATCAATATGGGATTTGATAAGATTTCAATTGTCTAACAACTAACAAAAGGAGAAAAGTTATGACAGAGTCAAAACAAAAACCTAAAGTTAGAATTGGCAAAAAAGAAAAAACGGCAATTCTTAATTATGGGTTGATCAAAGAACAGATCAAGACTTTAACAAAACAAAAAGACTTGTTAAAGGACGAGATCTTACCTTACTTTGAAAAGACTAATGCAATTATGCTAACGGGTCTTGATAAGTATGAGGGCTTTGCTCAAAGAATAAATCGTAAGTCAATGAGATTTGATACTGCGACATTCAAAGAGCAACAACCTAAACTGTACGCAAACTATTTAAAAGCTAGTGAGAGTACAGAAATAAAAGTAAGTCTTAAATCTACAGAGCAAAAACAAGATGATGAAGTTAGAGAGCAGATTGTTGATGCGGTGATGGATAGACTTGTTAAGGAAAATAAATAATGCAAACTCTTTTGGAAAATATATTAGATGCATTATGCAAAGCAACTAAGCGAGATATTTTTGTGATGTTGCCTGCCAAAGAAAAGGACAGAGTGCCTTACTTAGTCAAAGAGATTAAGAACACTTTGGATAGAATCAAATGAGCATTGTGTCTTTTTGGCATTGTAAATCGTGCTTAAATAAAAGACCTGCAAAATCTAGCCCACGTGAGTGGGCTAGGTTTGAGTTCGGTGCAACACCGCAAGGATTTCAATTGCGTTGCGTTAGATGTGATAAGAATATTATCCATCTTGATTTAATGGGACGCAAGGTGAGGTGTATTGATGGTCATTAGATTAATAGGATTACTTGGCGGATTTACTCTTGCAATGCTTGGCACTATTTATATGTTTGAGGTAGAGATATGGCTTGGCTTTGCCATTATCTGCGTGGGTATCTACGGTATGTTCCGTAGTATTCCTAACTAACTTAGAGCAAGGCGGATCTTCCGCCTTGCCACAACAAGGCTCATTCCTTCCGCCCGTTGCCGTTCTCCCTTCTCCCATTTTGCCGACCTTATGTGTACAGAGTATTGAAAATATTTAGAGTAAAGAGTAAGATCAATAGAAAGACTGGGGTAACAAACGATATGGGACTCCTGCTAAAAATTTTTTGGAATTTTTAAACTTTATGAACCTTGAATTACTTACCACTGAACAACTTCGAACACGAGTTGAAAAAACCTGGATAGAGCATATTAAACTTTGCCAAGATAATTTTTTATATTTTGTTAGAGAAGTATGGCCTGAATTTATTTATAGAAAAACTGCTAACCCTTCAGAATGGGGCCATCATCAAATTATTGCAAATGAATATACCAAAATTGCTAATGAGCGTAAGGGTCGTTTAATTATTAACATGCCCCCTCGTCATACTAAATCAGAATTTGCTTCGGTTTATTTTCCAGCTTGGTTAATGGGAAGAAATCCTAAAATGAAATTAATGCAAGTTTCTCACAATACAGAATTAGCTACTCGTTTTGGTAGTAAGGTTCGTAATTTATTGGCTTCCCCTGAGTATTCACAAGTCTTTGGAGATGTTAGACTACGAGAAGACGCAAAAGCTAAGGGCAAGTGGGAAACAAATCATGGAGGCGAATATTTCGCCGCAGGTGTAGGAGGAGCAATCACTGGACGTGGAGCGGATCTATTGATTATTGACGATCCCCACACAGAGCAGGATTCATACTCCGAGGGATCCATGGAGCGTGCATATGAGTGGTATACATCAGGACCCCGGCAACGTTTACAGCCTGGAGGGTCCATTGTTCTTGTTATGACGCGTTGGGCTGAAAATGATCTGACCGGTCGTTTAATCAAAGCTCAAAAAGAAATTAAAGCGGATAAATGGAAACAAATTTCTTTTCCAGCTATTTTACCTTCCGGTAATCCGGTATGGCCTGAGTATTGGGATAAAGAAGAACTTGAAAAAGTTAAAGCTTCGTTAC